CTAGAGCTCAGATGGAATATTTGAATTATTCTATTTTGGAACAGTTGAAGGATCGTATGGTGTTTTCTACGAAGTATCAGAGTACGATGAAAGTGTTGATTCATCAACCGCATGTGGTTGTCTTTTGCAATGAGGATCCGGACTGCTCTAAGCTTTCGGCCGATAGAGTAATTATTCGTAATGATTATTAACCTTGCACAAGGGCCGCCTCTCTCTTAATTGTCGGCTCCCTTAGAATGTTGGATGTTCGGCCTCTTCATCCCGGGCCGAACATTTCCAACATTCTAATGGACACGCCAAGTGCGAGAGTCGCAGCCCGGATCCCCACATGCCTCACACATGAACATCCAATAAAGTTCGCCCCCGGCGTCTTAGAATATATAAAGCAAATTAATTATTGATTAATCATGTAAACTTTTGCGCGATGTTCTGCGACTGTTAATGCGGGATAGGTACCGCCTGTTGTTGTTGGACTGACCCATGTGAATAGGTATATTTTTGGGTCTGATGCAGATCCGACTGTATTATTGTCGAACGTGATTCTTTCTTTAATTTTCACGTATTTTTTGAGTTTGCCTGCCGTCCATCGTTTGGATATGACTGCATTTGCTGCCCAGCTTACATCTGGATACACCATTTGTTTAGCGTGGAAGAATATTTTAAATTGTTCTTTTGAAACGCTGTAAAAGTTTCGTGGTGTCCCGTTGTAGACAGTCATCTCAGCTGCACCGAATGGTACGGTCGTTCTTCCATCTGTTCCAGATGAACGTGATGTGAAAAACCCGCTTGTTGCTGTCGAGAATCCGTCGTCTGTTGGCGATGCTAAAACCCAATGGAACATTACTGGTCTGTTTTGTGTTGTGTCACAGAAGACTTGCGACGTTAGACTTATTCCGACGATGTCGACGTAGTTGGCTTGTCTCGCTGCGACTTTTGTCCTGTCGAATCCTGCGACTGTATTTGCGATGATATCGTAACTGAATAGTGTATTAACGGCCATCGCGTTGTTTGACCATATTGTATCACATGGGACCGTTAAGTCGGTTGGTGCTCTGTAACGTTTTGGATCGTTTTTCTTAATTGTGCGGCGCCGGCGGCGCATCATCGTTACACCGGCTTCGGTTTTGATGCGCTTGCGCGTGCGGCCCCGCTTGCGCCTTCCGAATACGAGTTTGCGTTTGGCAGGCATCATAAAAAGTGAGAGCAAAGGTATATTATTACCCTTTGCTCACTTCCCTGTCAACTGTCGGAACACGATTGAATATGGCGCGTTCCACTCGTTGGTGTTTCACAATTCCTAATTGGGTTCCTGAAGATCTCGCTCGTTTGGATGCCGTCGAGGTCACCTACATCGTCTATGGACGCGAAGTTGCTCCGACCACCGGAATGCGTCACCTTCAGGGCTTCGTTATTTTTCCGAACGCTCTCCGACTTGCGAGTATCATTCGAGACGTTGGAAGAGGACATTGGGAGATTACCAGAGGAACATCTCAACAGGCACGCGATTATTGTCGAAAGGATGGAGACTTTACTGAGCGAGGCGTCTTCCCTGATCGACAAGGCCGTCGAACTGATTTGGAGCGGATTATTGAGTGGCTCGACGACTTCATCCGCGACAACTCCCGGGCACCATCAACGCGCGAGGTTGCTATGCTCCAGCCCGCCGCTCTCCTCCGTTACCGCAACTTTATGGAACTCGCAGCTCTCCGAGCACCAGCTCCTCAACTCCGACAAGGAGAACTCTTCCCATGGCAGCAGCACCTCGCAGATGAGTTAGCTGCGGATGCAGACGATCGTTCTGTTTTGTTTTATGTTGATCACGATGGAGGTACGGGTAAAACTTGGTTTCAGCAATGGCTTTTGACTGAACGTCCTGATGATGTTCAGTTGTTGTCCATTGGGAAACGTGATGACATTGCGTATGTCATTGATGTTACTAAGCGTGTTTTTCTTTTCAATATTCCTAGAGCTCAGATGGAATATTTGAATTATTCTATTTTGGAACAGTTGAAGGATCGTATGGTGTTTTCTACGAAGTATCAGAGTACGATGAAAGTGTTGATTCATCAACCGCATGTGGTTGT